GTTATCGGGACTCGAATGGAATTTAATAATGCAAACCATTCCTGGGAAAAGAACAGTTTCACAACTGCTCTTGCTACTGTATCAGAAGCATTACTAAGATCTATCGTTGCAACATCCCCAGACATTGAGGCCTCACAAGCTTTCCGCCTGTGAGTGAGCTGCAACGTATCCAGGTCAATACCTGAACGAGTCAAAAGCCGTCGCCGGAGTGTTTTACCGACCGACAGCTGGGCGGCCACATTGATAGATGGTTGTGTGGAAATTCCGCGTTTTTTAAGCGCATCCTTATCCACACAGCTCCACTTATCGTGGTCAACCACTCGGATCTCCACCTCACGTTCTAGGTTTCTAGCCCAGGCCGTTTGCGCCCACTGATAAAATACGTGGAACGCAGAGGGGGTAATTGTGGGTTCAGAACAAAACTTGTGCGGTATAGTGGACCACTTCCCGCTATCCGACAGCGTGCTCCCTTTACCCAACCTGAATTTTAGGTCGGTGGGGGGGCTACCAACCATACGCGCAACTTCTTTTCGCACCTTCGAGATAATCTCTAAGCGCTTCTCGTCGTCCGGTCCGTAAGGGCCGTTATTGTTGACGAAGCGAGAAAAGTACGCGTTGGTATGGCAACACATGCGCTCCGACTCAAAGAAGTTCGCTCTCGCGACCTCCTCAGTATCTAAACCCGTGGGTAAATCCTTGCATTTTCGCAAGAAATCCACACACTGAGCGTCGATTTTAAAAGCATCGGAACGCACGTAATCACTCGGGTTCAGGCGCATACGCGCTAACTGTTCCCATTCACCATATTTGGCTCTAAGGAAGCAGCCCAGTGAAACTGGTGTGTCGGCGCCAACCCAGATCGCGTTGGCCACTTGATGCAGATCGTCAATCAAGTCCATATAAGCTCCATTTATGGCTACCGAGTGTCTAAAACCGAATAAAAACCGGTCTCAAACACCTAATAGTCCCTTGGATAGCATCGAAGAAAGCCGGAGTTACCAAACCGGCCAACACGAGCCCCAAGTAGACCAGAGCGGTAGCAAACCTGTGCCTCGGTGTGTCGTTAAGACGCCGCCGAGGTAAGGCCCCTTTAGGTTGGGGCATATCCGTCTTTCATCGCTTGTTTAATGAGCGTCGCAGCCAGGAGATTACAACCCTGAGCAACGAACTCATTCAAGTCAGCCTGTGGCATCCCTTGAGGGAGCGCAGACGAGCCCGAAAACTGGGCCAGATTGACGACGGAAACAGAGCCATCGGACGCGACGGCAGTCTGAGGGTAGGTGAAAGCAAACTCGACCCGGCGCACTTTTCCATCACCGTTGCTTCTCGACGTGAGAGACAACGAGGGATTGTGAGCCGGAGCGGTACCTACCGTAGTTGATTTCCAGACAGCCGGTGTGCGGTCGCCCGCACTCGCCACCTTTGCGGTGTAGACGATATTTGTGGTCTCGTCCGCTTTTTTGACACTAATGTCGGCCATAGCAGCCATATCGATACTCCTTAAGAGGATTATCCCACTCAGTATGAGTGGTTATCCCAATTGTGCATGTTCCAGTTGGCCTTGGAAGGCCGTTTTCTGGTACTTACACTGGGAAGGTCCTTGAGTGTTGAGGTTAGGAGCGCAATTGCGTTTGCTCCACGTGCCGAGTAAAAACCAGTAAAACGTGATTGTAATTTCGGCGGCGAGGGAAGAACTAACTCTCGCTTTACGTTCACCCTTCTATCCTTTCGACCAAATGTCCAGCCGGGAATGTAATACCAGCTGCGCACGTAGTCGCGATCCAGTACACTGTACCAGGTCGTAAAAGGATCTTCTTGGTTAAGACCCACAAAGTCAGTCAGACTTTGCAGATAGTTACCAATGGGTAAGAACCAATCTACCACAAAGGAAAAAGGAACTACCTCCCATGCGATAGCTAAAGGATTGGTTAAACCCAACTCGTTAGCGCGCCATGCAATCCAATTGCTCACCGACACCTTCATTTGTAACTGTAACCGAAGGACCCAATCATGGGTGGTGTATGTCGTTGAGTACTGGTCATGGTAAGTCGTGAAAGCGTGGAGTTTTCCTTGCGCACGTCCACGGACGACTTTATCAATGAAGGGGGACTGCAGTACATTAGCTGCAGCATGCATGTCCTCTACAAGGGGTTTCCAGCCGTATGAATATTCAAGCCAGACTCCCCCCATGTCAGATGATGCTGTCCTCCATGTGCGCTTTCTTATGCCAAGGGTCTTAAAGAAGTCAAGAACATAACCCTTCCTTAAGTACCGGGCGGCTTTTAACAGCGTTCCGGCATGCGAGGTGATTGCATTAATCGCCTGTTTACGCTCAGCAAAATCGGCCCCGAGTTGGGACCGAGCGCTGCTTACCTCAGCCATGAGCCTTCCATACGCCTGACGGTATATGGAATCTCGAAGTGGCACGAGAGCAGCATCTATCAGCGGATTCGGGTAACCCCACGCCAAATAACTTGTGGCATCAGGATCGCCGTAGTAGGCCTTTCTGATGTACTTCTCCACCGTAAAGGGCAGAGGGTGCACCGTAATAGGCTTTTGGGTCATCCAGGTTCTCGTGGTTTTAGCGAGTCCCGGGACAGATGATATCCGCGTGAAAGGACCATAAGTTGTCATAAGAAACTCCATGGCAACGAATGGGTTCCTCTAAGGGCATATCACTAATAGGCTTAGTCACTTAAGACTAGTTTCTACATTGCAATATGGACGTCCCTCTAAGGCAACAGATGTTGCCGGTTAGTTAAAGAGAGAAACCGAGTCAAAGAAAATGCAAGACCCCACCAACAGTCTACCAGGTTGCCCAATCAAGGGGCTTGATAGAACTCAGTTGATGAGGCTTGCGACTCGCCGAGTACCACCATCCCGCAAGGGGTGGTG